CAGTATATTTTTCCGTTTGGTGCCACTGTTCCATTGAATGCTGCAACACTACCCAAACTTGCTACTGTTATGACTGCGGTAACTGTGTTATTGCTTGGATCAATAACTTTTATAACACCATTATTATCAGCATTCATATAGATTAATCCATTAGGAGCAAGAGTACCGCCGTTTCCATTGGCACTTTGAACAAAAGTTCCTATGCTTTGCACGGTATTGTTGGTAGGATCAATTACCTGACAAAGAGAAGAACGAGAAGGGAAACAATAAATTTTTCCGTTGGGGCCGACCAAACCTTCAATATATAATGTTGTATTGTTAGCTATGACATTTCCTGTGAATGTACCAAATGAAAATACGGTATCGTTGCTCGGATCGATTCCATAACACATGCTGGTTGCAGCTGGTATAAAATATATTCGTCCATTTGGAGCCAATACTCCTCCATGAAAACTTCCTAATTGACTACCATTCCATGGTGTAGTTCCAAAACTTGTGACACTATTATCATTTGGATTTATTTTGTAATATTTGGAAACAAATGCTGGAACCAAATAAACATATCCGTTAGGAGCCACTACTCCCCCACAAAAAGCAGCAGTTCCTGGAAAAGAACCAAATATTTCAACATAATTAGAACTGGCTGGAATAGTACTATTGGTTAGGGCTGTTGCACTCAGATATTTTTGCAATGTGCTCCATTGTGTTATGTGTTGTCCTTTATCCCATCCCGGCACATCCAATTCACACAAATGAGGTTGTGCAGATATAGTAACAACCCCTGTTGATTTGTTTACACCTATTTGACCGGTAAGCTGGTTTATTCCACTTAAACTCAAAACACCGGCACTTAGCGGACCCAAAGATGGAGCAATATCATTTCCTTGACTGATGAAGACATCCCCAGCATTTCCCAGATTGTTTCTTGATGCTAAAAGACTTAGATTTAATGCGTTGCTCATATCGTTAAAATAATATAATATTATTTAACGAAAAACATCAAAATTTATATATGATTTAACTAGGTTTAACAGGCCAAACAATAAGACGAGGATCACTGGCATATGTCTGAGGAATATCACGCAATTGCTGACGATAACTTACCCATTCAGGATTATCACCAAGGGAAACGTCGCGAAGCTGTGTCCAATCACTTTCCACAAGAAGACCATTCCGTTTGATGATTACATCATTCCAGTAAGCGGCCAGACGAGTGGGGTCATTGATTAGTTGAACAACTTGAGCCAATCCTTGTGCAACTTGTTGGTTTACATATTGTTCCCATGTAATACTACCTCCACTAAAAGGATAATAAGGTTGATCTTTGCGCATGCGGCAAACCACCACATCGCCTGTTTCGTAATATGTTCCGCAATCAACGTAAATTGTCATATAATATATTTATTAAATTTGTTTGTTTGTTTTTATTTAATATTTGTTAAAGAAAGGATTGGTAAGAACGTTCATATTGAAATTGTTGTTTGCAGGTACATTCAAACACAAAAAACTGGTTGCATCGTAAGGTGTGAAATATATTTTATTATTCGGAGCAATCACTGCTCCAGAATAAGCTCTTGCTGCTCCTATAAACCCTCCACCTGTGATTGTTGTGACTGTATTATTTGAAGGATCAATTATTCGACCTATTGATGCACTTAAACTGATTGCATAAATTTTTCCGTTGGGAGCCAAAACACCTCCTTCATATTGAAGGCTTCCTGTACAAGTTCCAAAATGGGTTCGAGAATCATCTGAAGGATCTAGCATGAGAAAACTTGTTGCTGTATACGGCATGAAATATATTTTTCCGTTGGGAGCCACCACACCTCCTGCATATGCACCATTACTGTCATATGTGGTAACGGTATTGTCGTTTGGATTCACATTGGCGATTCTATTATTCAAACCCATCATATAAATTCTTCCATTTGGTGCCAAGACTGCACCGGTAAATGATTGACTACCTGGCCAAGTTCCAGCTCCCGGATAATTGTTAAGTGTGGTCAATGTGTTGTTGTTAGGATTAATAATAAGCAATTGTTGTGAAATATGGGGTGCGCAATAAATCAAACCATTTGGAGCCAAAACGCCTCCATACCATTTATTTGTTCCTACTGGAAGACTCAGATTTCCAAATGTTGTGCAAACATCATTTTCTGGATTTAGATAACCTGGAGAAGGTGTGGCGGCACCGGGGATGAAATATATTCTTCCGTTAGGTGCCAATACCCCACAACAATTTTTCGCAGCACCTGCTGTAAATCCAGCCGGACCTAAACTATAGGTTCCGACACTATTACTTGCTGGGTTAATTTTATATCCAACTGTAGCATCGTGTGGTATGAAATAAACAACACCATTTGGTGCTAAACAGGCACCTATAAGTGCATTTGTTCCAGGGGCACTCCCAAAATTTTCATAATAAACTGCACTGGCTGAAATGTTTCGATTACTATAAGCAACTGCACTCAGATAAGATTGCAATGTACCCCAGTTTGATATGTTACTTCCATCAGTCCAATCAGCTGCCTGAAGATCTGTAAGACTTGGTACTGCTGAAAGTGTAACTACGCCTGTGCTGGCATTTGATGCTATTCTTGTTAAAGGACCGCTTCTGTCAAAATTTAAATTAGAAACACCTGATGTAACTGGAGCCGCGCTGAATGTTGGCTGGGCTGTGCTTCCTCGGCTTACAAGAACTGTTCCCTGGATGTTAAATCCAGATAAGCCCAATGTTCCAAGTATGCTTGCACGACTCACGGTAAAAGGTTATTTTTTCTCTTCTACACTCACAATACCGCGCAGAAAGAGTGTTCCAGAAGCAGGATCAATCCATTGCGCTTCTTTCATAACATTTTTGCCTACTTGACGTTCCACAATAATAGGTCTTGTCAATTGTCCTGAAATAGGACTTACTTGAGGTTTGGGCTGCACAAATGGTACGTTTTTGATCATATTATTATTTATAATTATTTTATATTTTTATACTGTAATTCGCAAACTTTAAACACCTTATTTGGAAGATTTTGAATAAAATCGATTATTTTAGCATTAATTCCAATATCAACTTTTCCAAGAGGAGCATTTCTTTTAATAAGATTAGGCAAACTTAAAAAACGATATTCACTATCATCACTGTCTATAACCACCCAAAATTCACCTGCATATTTGCCTTTTAATATTGCAAAAAAGGCACCTTTTTTATAAGTTTTAAACCTTATCTTTTTGAAGAGCTTTGACAGCATGACTAAATCCTTTGATATTTTCCTTCAAATCCTCGATAACATTTTTAGGCGTATAACCCAGACTTTCAATTTTCATGGGCGAAAGCATGCAATTACTTCGGTTAACTTTGAAATTCATCTCTTCATAGCTTAGAATTTTCCAATTTTTGTTTTCTAACCCTTCTTCTCGCATCAATTGAATAACGTCTTCACCTCGAATACTATCATTATTCACCACATTATAAATACCATATCGGGGCTTTTCTTTTAAATTGATAAAGAAGTCAGTAAATTCATTCAAAAGGTTCATACTGGTGATACTGTTTTTCATGCTGATCAAGTTGTCATATTTCAAAAGTTTATAAAGATAGTTTTTACTTGCATAACTGTCATTGTAAGGAATACGAATACGAAAGGTGTAAACAGGATAATCTTCCAGTTTTTCTTCACAAAGATGTTTGGTTTTGCTGTAAAAGCTGCTGCGATTGCTAAAAATTCCAAAATTAGGCATATCATATTCACTGTAAATTTTATCCTGGCTGTCGTAAATGCATCCGCTTCCTACATTAATAAAAGGGATTTCCATTTCTTTACAGATTTTAGCAATACGAACAGGAACAACCACATTCCAAAAATAACAATCCTGCCAATTGGTTTCACAACCTTCCACGTTTGGTGATCCTGTATAACCTGCTGCATTGATCAAATAATCTGGCTTTCCTTTTTCCAGATATTCCCGGAGTTTTTCTGGTTGTGTATAATCCAAGAATTCCCGGCGAACCATGTCCACGGTTTTTACATTACCCAAACTTTTCAGTTTGGCAGCCATATTTTTTCCTACAAATCCTCCTCCGAGGATAAGAGCATTATTAATCATCGTTGTTTTTTGGTTTGATATTGTTTTGTGACTGATAAAAGAAACGATTGATTGCTGCGCTTAATGCATCAGCATCTTTTTGATCTTTTGCATGGATGAAATTCACCTGACTATTTGCCATGTCATATCCGATAATAATAAAACAATCCAGATATTCGCTGATGATGCTGTCCAGATGTGTAAGATCAGCAGATCTTTCTGTTTTTAAATTAATCTTTTGTTGCAGATAATTGTGCAACGTGCTTTTGATCAATCCTTCGATATTCTCTGCCGATACTGATTTCGGCGGCTGTTTTGCAGAAAGAGAATTAGACGAGGTTGAGTTCTTGTTGTTTTTCTTCCGAGGGCTTTTCACTTGAACTATTTACCATCTTTTTGAAAAATCTACTATTTTTAGCATTATTGCCAATGTTCTTTTCAAGAAGCAAAAGAATTACACTTTCAATGCTGTCTGTTCTCAGGCTGAAGTTCTTCACGAAACGAATTCCGCCATCATTTATTTCAAACATGATATCTCCGTTGAAATCCTTGTTCTGATAACAGGTGATAAAAATACTGCTGTTAGAAGGATCAACAATGATGGTCCAAAGACGAGGATCTGTTTTTGCATATTCCTGGAACAGTTTCCATACAATAAATCCGTTGTCACGGAGACGCTTGATGAAATAACTGGGTGTACGAACTTTGTTTTTGCTTATTCTTTTTTTGTTTGATGTATTCATTTGATTAGGCATGGTATGACATAAGACATTTTGATTCCATCATTTTCATATATTAGATTTACTAGGCTACTTGCTTTATGGAAGCGAAATTGTAATTTTTCCATCTTATTTGCCAAAATAATTCTTAAGGGTTCAAGCGGAAGAATAAAATCCAAACCACCATCCACAGATGCGATGTTCTCAATAGTACGGGTAAATCCATCACACTGATTTTTTGTTTTGTCTGAAAGTTCAATCTTTAGGGTATTATTTGCAAAAACAAAATATAATTTATTTAAATCTGGATATATTCCACTCGCCTTAATTATTTCAAAAAAAACATCAGTATTTAAAACAATATCCAAATTAAAAGGAAGAGCATTTATTTTTTCAAAACTTAAACGGGGTTTTGGCACGACCTTGGTATCATACATTTGCATTGTAAAATGATTTGTTGTGTCCTTGTATGAAAGATAATTCTGATCCAGTTTAAAACTGACCACATCTTTTTGCACAAAATCAAGAGTCTTAATGAATCTAGAAAGATCAATAAATGCCAGTTCTTTCTGATCTTTAATATCAGTATCAATACTGGATGATGCTTCCAGAAAAAGTGAACCATCCGGATAACTGCTTTTTGCCTGAACTTTGTCTGGTTCTATTTTAAGAACACACTTCGGATTCAGTTTCAGAAGCGGTTCAAGAAAATATCGACAAAATTTGTTCTTATTTTCTATCGTGAACCGATTCATTTAATATATTCTTAATATTGGTTAAAGCTGATATAATCTTATCAAACTCAGGAATCAGTTTGGGTCCATTTGTAAAATGGATAACTTGTTGAATTGTTTCTTGAACAGGAACTGGTGCTGAAACATTCAATCCTGCATTTACTACATTGACAGCAGGAGCTGCCGGAACTGTAGCTTGAGGAATAACTGGGGCCTGTGGTTGTTGAATTACAGGTGGAGTTAAATTAGAAGGTTCTGATGGCAATAAACTCATGCCTTGATCAGAATTTATCCTAAAAACATTCTTAGGATCAGTTTTTAAAGCCTTTAAACTACTTCCTCCTACATTATGCTTGTCTATTTCATTTAATTGAGCAAGTGTATTGCCCAAAAAATTATAAACAATATTAGCTATTTGTGGATCTTGAATGTGGCTCATTCAGATGTTTCCAGACCTTCAAGAAGATCCTTGATCAAATCTTCCTCTTTATCATCGGCTTTTTTACCACCAATGCTGGATTTCAATTGTGTTTTCTGTTCCACAAGATCGCTATTCTTTTCAGCAGCAACCGCCTTTTTAGATGAAGGGGGAGTTACAGAAACGTTACAGAAGAAATGTTCTTCCAAAAGTTTCTGAAGCTCATCTTGTGTTTTCTTTTGATAAACACTTTCCAAGTCAAAACCACTTTCATAGATTTTTTCTTGAGCCTTTTCATCCAATCCTTCAATTTCTTTTGGAGAGGTGAATCTGCTGCTACTATAATTCGGGAAATCCCCCTGCTTTTCCACTTTGATCTTTAGATTGCAACCTTTTTCAGAAAGATCAAAAATTTTGTCACCAAAATCTTCACTTTCTTCACCGGACATTGCATCCATAACGATCTTATGAAGCTGTTTGCCAAACTTCAAAATCATTACTTTTCCGTTGTTGCTTTTGTTAATAGGATCATCAACAACCAAAACATTTGCAAGCCATCTTTCAGTACGCTTGATTTCTGCTCCCTTTACCTTGTCAGCATCATTATTGCTCTTGTAAAGAAGCTTATAACGGGTTTGGCCAATAGGATCAACTTCGCCCCATGTAGTCGGAGAAAGGGCACTGACATATTGACCTGTTGCGAAACTGGTCCAACCATGTTGAACATGATGAAAGAATGTCTTTTTGGCATCCTTCAAATTAGGAATCAAACGAACACTATATGTGTTTCCTGGTTCCAGTTTCAGAATATTTTTATATAGTCCGCTGTTATTTTCACCCTTCTTTGTAAGGGATTCCTTCAGCGTTTCAAACATAGATGATGTGAATTTACTCATGAACTTATCTTAACATACAAATTAAGATGTCAACTCAGAATCTTTTTATTTAAAATACTTTTTACCAAAATTCTGGCATTTTGGCTAGTAAGAAACTTTTTATTATATAATTCATAATTTTCATAAATGTCTGGTATTATGAATTTTAAAAGATTGGAATCAAAAGCAAAAAAAGCTTTTTCAAAACCTTCTAAACCCATCAAAAAATAAATTGAAACATTTCTATTTTTTAAATGTGT